TACAGCTTGTCAGGGATTTTCATGGTTTGCTCCTTTCTGTGCCCGATTCGGGCACCACAAATGTTAATTCTTGTTTTCTAAATCCGCGATGCGGTGGTTGGCGACCTTGATCTGCTCCTCCAGCACCGGGACGCGCCTCGCAAAATTGTTGTGTTCCCGCACCTCCCGGGTCAGCTCCTCCAGCTTGGTATCTGTGACGGCTTGCCGCTTGTCCAGCTTGGCTGCCACGTCTCGAGCGGTTTTGCTGCTGGTAATAAGTACCCCCAACAGCGACAGGCCGCCGGTAATCAGCGCCACGATGATTGCTTCGGTCATTTGTCATCCTTTCCTGCCGCCAGCAGAGCGGCAATCACAAATCCTATACACGATGATGCAGGGACAATGAGAAGTAGCCATAACGGATTCATACTTTCCTCCTTACTTCCATGTGCCGATGACCTCGTGATAAAAGGTGCCGGCTCCACCGTTCTGGTTGCTGAGATAGACAGCTTCGAAAGACGTAGTAGTGACATTTCGTGCCGAAGCAAACGAAATACTAGTCCCCCATGAGCAATTACACATTGCGCTGGTTATTGTTTTGAACATGTTGCTCGGGAGAGCGATGGTATAGATGCGATAATACCAGCCATTTACGCCACCATCTTGAACCGCCGCCAGATTCGAGTGCGTTGTCTTTCTCCACGCCTTTATGACCCCGCTGCGCCACTTCTCGTAGTGCCAGGAGCTGGATGTGCCGCGCTCCACCACATAATCCGCCAGGGTAAAGCCCAGCAGCCGCAGGGTCCCCGCTGCGTCATCGTAGCGGATCACGCTGCGTTTGTTCTGTGCATCGTACACGCCCCAGGCCGCAGCGGATTCCCCGTTTCCGCCGTAAATAGCCGTGTTGTGCGGATTTGCGGCTCCTTCCGTGGTTTGGAAATAGATGTCTTTTTCCGTGTCTGATTTTTTGTATCCGCCCATGTAGACAAACCGACCCGCATAGATTGACTTTTCAAAGTAGGCATCCCAGGCCACATCCAGCCGATTCTCTCCGCTCTCGCTGGCGTACCGTCCAATACCCACGGCTTTACCGTTTTCGCCCAGGTGAAAGGTCATTTCAGAAGTGGGGATTCGCGTTTCCACCGACCCGCTCTCACCCAGCTTGTCCACCGCCTGAATCTCGATGGTATATACTACCGATACCGATAGGGTGACACCGGGCACCACGCCTGCGTAATCGTTTCCGGCAGATTCTGCCAAAAGCATAATCCAGCTTGACCAACCGCCGCCTTCTGCCGCATAGCGCAGACGCAAGGTGCATTTATTGTTTCCGGCCAAAGCGGAAAAGGACTTAGAGCACTCCACATAAAGCACCGTGCCATCTTCGCTTATTGTCCCGTCAGAGGTAGACCGTGCGCATACAAATTTTCTCGTGCTGCCGTTACGCACCACAGATGGCGTATTGTACGCCAGCACCGTGACGGTTTTAGATGCTGTCGCGGAAAAGCCTCTGCTGTCCGTTGCCTTGCCGGTGATGGTCAGCACGCCCGGCGTTTGCAGTGCGTTACTGGTGGCTGTTTTCCCGGAATAGGCTTTACCCTCTACGGATGCGGAATATTGCTTTATGGTCGCGCCAAACTTTCCGCTGGCCGTGTGCGTGATTTTGGCCTGTGTTCTTCCCTGGATATAAAGGGCATTGAACGGCGCAGACAGGGCGCTGACAGGGGCCACGGCAATAGCTTCGCTGGGTCGGGTGGCCGCATTATTGGTGACGGTAAATGTCCTTTCTACGGTGTCGTAGTAATAGGTGCTGCCGATTTTGGTACGCAGAAGGAACACGACTTTTCGCGTTAATGTCGTGTTGTTGCGCAGTACGGCCCGCTCCGCATTGGTAAGCTGGAAGGTGTAGCTGCCGCCGCTGGTGCTGACGGCTCGGTAAGCAATATCCGATGCCGAACCGGTCAGGGAAATGCACACATCCAGCGCAGAAACCGCCGAGCCTGCCGGATTGGCATAGGCAATGGCTGGGTTGTCCACATCTGTAAAGTTGGGTGCGGATGTGATGGTCGCCGCCCGGGGTATGGCAGGCAGGGCAAAGCTCTCCGCCGAAGCGGTATAATCTCCGTTCCCGTAAAGCCAGCCGGAAAAGGCGGAAATGGTGAAGGTCTTGCTGCCGTCATTGTTGTGGGGAATATCCAGTGTGCCAGAGGCAAAAGTGTGATCCTTGTAATCCGTGATGTCGGAATATGTGCCACCGGAATACACAGTTTTACCGTTAATGACCACCGCGCTCATTTTTATGGCATTGGTGTAGTATTGCTCCCCCGGGGTCAGGCCGCAGGACCAGGCGATGGTAGTCTTGTTGCCGGCAATGCTTTGATTGCCGCTAATCTCCCACTTGACCCAAAAATAGGAGCCATATTTTGTGTTTGTTTTTACGGTTCCGCTTGTTGCCATTGTCAGCCTCCTATCCACTTGAATCCAAGGCCCTTATTTCGCCGCAGTTCGTAGCCGCCAAGATTCAGGTTTTGGACGATGATACCGCTGTCGATGAAGAAATCTTTGCCCGCAAAGTGGCTTATCTCCTTCCCGGTTTCATCGAAAAAGGAAATGCGCCCGGCTGTGAACTGGGCAAAGGCGTTATAATTGCCCGCCGTATCGGTCTGCCCGATTTTCACGCCGTAGATGGGATTCCCGGATTCATCCTCTGCCACCTTGCCGGTACGGATATAGCCCGCCGTCTCTGTGACCTTTTTTTGCACATCCGTGACCTTGCCATCTACGCCAAGGACTTGCTGCTCCACGGCCTTGATCTCGGTATACCGCAGCTCTATGGCCGTACTGTTGGCGGTTAGGTCGGATTCCGTTTTTTGCGTGAACGTGTTGAAATCGGATTTTTCAATATAGTTCTCGGAGACCGTAGCCTTGAAGCTGTCCACATCCTGGGTCAGCTTTGTCACCGCCGTGCGGGTCTCGCTGACAATCGGTTCGGCGCTCTCGGTCATGGCCTTACTGATGCAGTATGTGCCGGTGTAGGCCGTTTGGCCGTTGGAATAGGTGATCTTAGTGCGTCCCCACAGATACTTTCCATCCGTTATAGCCGGTGCCGTAGACTGCCATGTGCCGCCGGAAAGCTCTGTCTCGGATGTGGATAGGTAATATTCCACATCCGTGTGCGTTACGGACACACCGTCATCGCCCTTGGTTCCAGGCTTGCCGTCCGCTCCTACAATGCGCACTGGCGTCCCCCATGTACCGCTGCTGGCGGACGCTGCTACCTTCTGTGAGAGCCATACCACAGCATCGGTCAAGTTTGTGTGCCAGCCATTTTTTGTGCCATCCCCTGTGGGGGCAGCTGGGGCAGCCGTGCCGTCGTGGTAGGTGATAAACACCGACGCGCCGGCAGGACCGGGAGGCCCGGGGGTAAGTTCGATGTCCTCAATTTTCTTGTTTAGGTCAGTGCGGACTTGCCAGGCGCTTTTCTCGGCTTTCCGCACTGCATCGATCTGTGAGCCGGTGAATGTGCGACGGGTGCCGCCCAGCGTGATCTGTGTGTTGCCGGGGTCAAGAATATCCGGGGCCAGCTCCATCAGCGGATAGGACGCGCTGTAGCCGTGGGGCGTACTGACCAAGGCGGTCATTCTGCCCACCCGGAAATGCTGGATGCCCTCTTGCCAGCCCAAATCCACCGCCTTGCAGGTGATGGTTTCTGGCATAGACAGGCCGTTATCGACCAGGGCCGCCTTGGCCTTGGTCTGCAAGTTGGCGGCCGCGGTCACATCGTCCCACTTGATATGCCGGGTAATGCGCCCATATGTGGCCACGCCGGACTTGCTGTAGATGATTTTTCCGGACTTCACAAGGTCATCCGTCAAGTCACCGTCCGGCAGATTTCCGATAGTCAGGCCATCCTTGCCTTCCGGCAGGATAGCAGTGTAGATAGACGTGCCGTCAACCTCACTGGATAGGTCAAGCAGGTTTTCGGCAAATTCCACCGTCTGCGTATTTGTCAGCGGCAGTTCCGCATAATAGTCCAAATAATTGCCGTCATTCTCATATCGGATTAGCAGATTCCCGCCCAGGGCAGATTTAAACAACTTATCGGAAATAGTGGTCATCGCCGTGGCGTACTCCTCAGAGCCGCGGGTAATGTAATTGTTAGGGTCGGACACGGTGACCACGCCGGGCTTGATCTGCTGCTCCGTGGACACTTGGCTGTTATGCTGCGCCAAAATCCAGCGGAAAAAGAAATCAACCACATTCCCGCTTGCGGCGGCGGCCTTATATGAAGTGTCCTCCGCAAAGTCCTCCGGGAAGTTGAACGGCGGTATTATGCTGTCATTCAGCGCCGCCATAATGCCCTCTGTTTCGATTTTGTGCGCCCCGTAGAAGTCTTTTGTGTCTCCGGTGATTCTTCCCCTATATATAGGGAAAGTGCCGTCCAGCAGCTCCACAAGGCCGCTCATGCGGCGAAGATTGCTTAAATAGGGATGTTCTGCGTCCACCGTAAAGGACATTTCCCCGGCCTTGCTGACCGCCAGCTTCACAGAGGGGTCACGGACGATTAGTTTTTCATCCGCAAGGCGTGGGTCATACAGGATATAGTTTTTGTATTTGAGTTGATACATTACAGGCTCGCCTCCTGGTATGTCACAGTGATGCTACCTGTGCCGCTTGCGACTTTTGCTTTCAGGGTGTTGCTTCCAGCCGCAAGACGGATAGCGGGCAGAATATGATCTCCCGCGCTGATGTTGATTGTGCTGCTGCCCCAAAGCAAGGTGGTGTTCTGGGCCACCGTAATAGTAGGGATGACAGGCCGGCGCTCGTTGGGTAGGGATAGCTGTTTGTAGGCCGTGCTAAGGTCAGAGCGGGAAACCGTGGTTTTTGCGTTCTTGTATTTCCACGGGTCGCAGTCAACCGTGACTGGGATAGTCTGCATCATTTTGACAAGCTCCACCTGCCCAACGGAGCACCGCCCACTGTAAAAATGGGCGGTGTCCTCGGGGAATGTTATTTTAACGCGCTTGCCGTGGACTTTGTTGCAGAAATCGGAAATCGTAGCAGGCCATGTCTTGCCGCTCACCGTGTCCACGCCGGTGAGCTTCAGTGTAATAGTGCGGTTCTTATAGGTGACTTCTCCGGTCAGCACTTCAGACGCATCCAGCAGACCGTCCCGGCCCGGAACATCGATCATGTTCGTGCGGACTTCCGGAAGGGAAATGGACTTACTTGCAAGAAGCAGGCCATATTCTGCGTAGGTATCTTTCCCGTCAAAAAATACTTTTCCAATCATACGGCCCTTGCCCTCCTTGCGTTGATCTTGGCCAGTTCTTCATCCATGCCTGGGGCAAGCAAACCAACAACCTGGCCGCTGTCCATGATGACCTTCATATTTGCCAACATAGGCAAATACTGTTCCAGCAGCATAACAATTCTGCCAGAATCGCTGCCACCGCTTGTGCTTGCTGCTCCGTAAGAGCCACTTGTATAGTTTCTGCTGATGTTTGCATCTGCCGTAATGGTGCCAGCGTCAAAGCTCATGTTGCCTTCGATGTCCTTTTTCACCGATGAAAATTCATCGCTAAACCCTTCGCCCAAGCCTTCAGCCATAAAGCCGCCGATCCCGGCAAATACCTTAGACGGGGAGTGGATGCCCAAGAAATTCTTAACTCCACCTACAATTCCACCGAAAAAGTCTTTTACTTTTCCAGTAATCCATGAACCCATATTTTTGATGCCGTTCCAAAGTCCTTCAACTATGTTCTTGCCGACATCGAAAATTGCCGGGATGCCGTTGATGATCCCTATCACGATAGACGAAATGATTTGCGGGATTTTTGATACCAAATTCGGTATGGCGCGGATCAGACCGCTCGCAAGTGCAGCAATAAGCCTGATTCCACCTTCAATCAGTTTCGGCAAGTTGTCAATCAGCTTATCGACTATGACATCAACCATTTCCAGCACACAGTCAATCAGCATATCGATGTTGTCAAGAATTCCGCTTACAAGCGCAATGATTAAATCCATGCCAGCAGCAACAATGCTTGGTAGGTTTTCAAGCAAAATCTGGACTGCCATCGGAATGATCGTTTGGGACGCTTCTGTTATGAGTTGCGTAAGCCCTTGGATGATGATATTTATGCGCGGGATAATATTTTCGCCAACGGTAACAAGACTATCAACGAACTGCTCTGTAAGTGTCTTGAAATCGGCGTTATCGTCAGCAATGCCAACCAGCAGATTGCCCCATGCGGCCTTCATGGATGAAACAGAGCCTTGAATGGTGGTGCTTGCTTCATCTGCCGTTGTTCCGTATATGCCCATTTCAACTTGGACATCATGGATTGCGCTGACAATATCCGCATAGCTTGCAATGCTGTAATTCGTGTATTTACCCTGGGTAGCGTTTAGAGCGTTTGCATCGTCAATAAGGCGCTGCATTTCCTCTTTTGTGCCACCATAGCCAAGCTTCAGGTTATCCAGCATGGTATAGTTCTGCTTTGCAAACCCCTGATAGGCGTTCTGGATAGATACCATATCCGTGCCCATTTTATTTGCATTGTCAGACATATCCGTGATTGCAACATTAGCCATGTCTGCCGCCGCTTCTGTATCACCGCCAAGCGATTGCAGCAAGGACGCAGAAAAACTTGTAACTGTGTCCATATATTCGTTAGCGGATAGGCCAGCAGTCTTATATGCATTTGCTGCATATTTTTGAACTTTTGCAGAGCTATCCTTGAATAGCGTATCAACGCCGCCGACCAGTTGTTCATACTCAGCATAGTTGTTAAGCGCGTTTTTCGTAAGCACGGCAATGCCGGTAGCAGCCGCTCCTACAGCCGCAACGCCGACTTTAGCCGCAGTGGCAAGCCCATTTTTGAATTTTCCTGATAATGTCTCTACATTTTCGCTTGCCTCGTCTTGCACAGATATTTTCACAAACAGATCAAGAAGATTCATGCGTTCACCTCGCTCTCTTTGTAAATTCTGAAAATTATTCGTGACATTCCATTGGTAGTATGGTATGCTATCGGCAAGGAGGGATTATTTATGATAAGTTTTAACAAAGATTCTGCGTGGGACTTAAAGCCGATTCCCGTTTCCGATGTGCGTGGTGAAGTGAATGGCTTGTTGATTGACGGGGAAGAAATCGCTGCCGCATTTAAGACCGTCCGCGACCAGCTGATTTTTACTAACAAGCGAGTCATATCGGTTGATGTGCAGGGGATTACAGGGAAGCGCAAGTCCTTCAGCTCTATGCCCTATTCGAAAGTGCAGTTTTTCTCCGTGCAAACCCCAGGCTTTGCCGAAATCATCCCGGATAGCGAACTTGTTCTGACATTCTCCAATGGTTATGTCGCAAAGTTCGAGTTTAAGGGAGGCACAGACATCGGGAAAATTGGAAGAATGATATCTGACTATGTCCTCAAGTAACGCATATTCGCCCGCCGCCCCTTCACGGGGCGGTTTTTTTAACTTGTAACCCGCACCGCTTGACAATATCGCTGGTGATTTCTTCACAGGAGCGATTGTCTTTTTTGCTCACATCTATAATTTCAATATATCGCTTATCGATTGAAACGCCCGCGCATCGCTCGCATATTGCTTTAAGCAGGTCAGCAGAATAAATCCGATATGCTTTTTCTTCTGCATCCTGCTTATACCGCGCTACACAGTATGACAGGAATGGCTTTACTCTTTGGCTTCCCCGATATTCTCCTGCACAGAGCCGGACGGCGTTTCTGCCGTCTCGGTCTGCGCAGATGTAAAAAGGTCCGTAAAGGCCTCGTCCGTCATAAGCTCAGTAACATCGACCAGCAACTTGGCAAGCGTCAGCCCATCGGCATATTTTTTTGCAGGCACGCCTTCCACAGCCGCCAAAATTGCGATCAGATCTTTCTTGTGTCCACGCAAAAGCAGCGGAGCAGATTTCTTAACCCTTGCCAACACAAAGTCCTTTGCATTTACGCCATCCGGGAGCTTCTGACGCTGAAACAACGCTGCGGCTTCTTTGTCCTCGGCTATGTTGGCAATAGGATCGATAATGTCTGCGATAACATCAAACACTCTTTCCCCTTTAATTTTTGACAGTTTCATGGTGTTACGCCTCCGCCGTACCGGCCTTGATGTAGATCTCAAATGGCACAGTGTCCTGTGCGCTCATGGAGTAGTGGGCCGTATACTCAAACGCGAACTGCCCCTTCGCCTTGTCGCTGGTCTTCAGCTGGAAGCCGCCGGTGGACAGTGCGTTCATCAGGTGGATGGCGATGAAGCCGCCATTTTTATCGCCGTTCTTGTCGGAGTAGTCGCCCACCAGCCAGATGTCGGCAAAGTCAGCGTCCGACAGATCGTTCCGAGGCGTGACCTTCCCATCGCTGGTACCCACATCGGCAGCACCGCAAAGGCTCTTTGCAATCTTCGTGTCTGCGTTAACGAACGTACCCGCAATCTTCGCCTCCCAGGAATCCACCCGTTTCAGTTCCTTCATGTTCTTGGGGCAGTTGTCGATGTCCTCTCCATAGTCCTTATAGGTGGGCGTTGCGGTAAAGCTAATGCCGCCGGTCGTCGCGCCAATCTGCCCCGATTCCCCGATGGTGCCGGTGGCCGGGGTAAAATCGGTAGTCAGAATACCGGCGTTTATCTGGAGCTTCTGAAATGCATCAGAGGGAATTTTTGTGAATTTCATATTTTCTTCCTTTCATCAGTTTTGCGATAGGTATTCCACCGTGATGTTGAGATACCTTCGCTTGATGTTTTTATCGCTTTCGTCCGCGATGTTCTGACACCACGGGGAGCCACGCTTGATCCACATTGCTCCGCCGTCATAGGCGACCATACAGCCGCCCATGCCGATTGCGTCGCTGATTTCTTGTGCCTTTGCGTTGGGCATCGCTTCGCTCTCGGTGTAATACCAGAGGTTGACCGTCAGCGCGATCTCGCCGCTCTCCCATGATCCTGTGATAAGCTCATAGGTCAGCCACGGGAAGGTTGCGTCCTCCGGCACATTCGAGGTCGGATACGACGGGAGGAATTGGGAAAACCACGCATGGAGCGCCTTGTCCTTTGTCATTTCGGCAGCTCCTTTCGCTCCGCAGTGAAGAATTTCAGCGCCTTAATGATTGCGCCTGCAGACCTCGGCGCGGCCTTTTCCTCGGGATTTGAGGTCACGCGATAGGTAATTCCCGTTTCCGTATCGCGAAAATAATCGTTGTACTCGATGGGAACGCTCTGATTGACCAGTGCGGAATATATCGAGGTAACACCGTCCTTTTCCGCTTTTCGCGCCTCCATCGATGTGTCAAGAGACTGGTAATTGAGGAACTCCGCGCCCTCTTCCCACGCAGTGATGTAGCCGCCCGCGCCATCAGGCGTGCGCTTTTTCTCCATCAAAATGCACTTGTGGGCAAAATCGTCCAGTAAAGTCACGGTTCCACCCCCTTGAGCTTGCGCCAGTCATTTAATCGGCCTTTAAAAGTGCCCTGCCAGCCCGTCCCAGCGCTCGTGTCGGCATTTCCGCCGCTCGCCTTAGTGTAACTGTACCCGCCGAAGCTTTCGCTCGTGTACGGGCTTAAAACGGCTTCACCGTTCTTTTCTTCCCACGCGGCGATATCTTCGGCAAGTGCAACTACAGCCTGTGGCACCGCCAGCGCCCACACCATCCCTGTAAACGTTTCATCCGTCAGGTCGACCTCCGGATATTGATGCAGACCGTCATTAAACACAGAGCCGCAGATACGGAAATATTGATTGGTCAGAAGAAAAGGCAGCGCAATGCTGCCATTCTCCACGGTGAACGTGCCCTCGTGAATCTCCACAAGGAACCAGTTGTTCAAGTGCCGTAAGACTTGTTCAAGCATCACGCTGCCCTCCTATTTAGCCCGCGCCGGCCACCGAAACGGTAGCCACGGCAATGCCGTCCAGATACTCAGCCCACAGCTTCATGCCCATGATGGCGTACATATCGCCCGTTGCGCGGCTGTAATCGCCGTCGACATGGACGCCGATCAGATTGGTCTCGCCCTTCACGGTGTAATTCAGCCCCAGCTTGGCAAAGTCGCTGTCGCTCGGGTCCACATAGTAAAGATCGATGTTCTCCACGGGCAAAGCGATCACCTTCTTGGAGGCGATGTACTTCTCGGGCAGCAGGAACAGGGTGCGGTAGCCCATGAAGTTCTCCACGTAGTTGATGCCGAACATTGTCTGCACGGTGATCTCCTTGTCGCCCAGGTAATCGTAAGCGTCGATGATGTTGGCAAATCCCACCACCTCGGTCACGTCCTTGTCGAGACCGGCAAACTTGTCCAGCACTTTGCCCTTTGCCATCGCAAGAGCGCGCTGCCAGGTCTTTTCCGTTACCTTGAGCGTGCCGGTGCCAAGGAAGGTGTAGAAATCGGTCAGAACCTTGTTCTGCAGGGCCACGAGGAAAGCCTCGTCGGTCTTCTCCACGGCAACGTCAGCGCCGTACTTTGCCACGCTCTCGATGGTCACGCTCTTAGCATACTTGGAAATGTCGATGTCGCCATAGGCAACAGGCTCCACCTTCATCTTGGTAAAGGGGATCTCGTCACCTTCAGCCACAGTGCCGCCCTTGAGACCGCCGTCCACGCTGGCCTTGTAGGAAACCAGCTTCGTGCCGGGGGCCTTGCGGATGGGACGCATGATGCCCATGATGTTGCGCAGCGCGTCCCAGTTATCGGCGAAGCGGGACACGAAATCCACCTCGCGTGCGGAAGTAGTAAACTGCGCGGAAGTTGTTACATTAGTTTTCGCAGCCATAAATAGCTCCTTTCAAAAAATCAGTTGTTTTCGCTTGCCATCAGGTCGGCAAGCGCTTTCTGGCGCTCCGCCGTAGACATCACATAGCGGCCTTTATCGTCCTTCTTGTAGATGTCCTCTCGGGATTTTGCGCCGCCGGTGTTTGCCGGGGGGTTGGCGGGATTCGCCCCGTGCGTCTGCGTGGTGGAGACAAGCCCCTTGTAGGTGCCGTCTACGAGTGCATCAAGGCTCTTGGTGTCCTTGATCTTCTCGCCGTCCAGCTCCAATGCGGCCATTTCTTCGCCGCAGCCACGCATCGCAAGGTCGAGATTCGCGCCGGTGATGTTTTTGCTCTCAAAGTAAGCCCGGACGGCCTTTTCCTTCGCCGCCTTGCTTTCCTTTGCCGTGACATTGGCCTTGAAGTCCTCAAAAGCCTTGTGCTCTTTCTCGTACTTTTCCTTATAGCCGCCGTCACCTGCTGCCTTGAGATCATCCAACTGCTTCTGGATGTCGGGCAGCTTCTCCGCATCGGCCTTGTAGCGGGTCACATCCGCCTTTAGGCCGTCCACGGTGTCGGTATGCGCCTCGATGATGGTATCAACCTGCTCGTCAGTGAGACCCATACCCTTCAAAAGTTTTCGTGTAAGTGCCATGACACTATCTCCTTTTCTTCGGTTCCGTTCCTTCGGAAACGATAGTTTTATAAAAACCGCTGTCCCTTGCGGTAATTAACAAAAAGAGCCAACTGCATACAATTTGTAAGCAGTTAGCTCCTATTTCAGTTCGTCCTCCAATATCTTCCGGTATTGGATGGCATGGTCGGCGGCAGCAGGTTTCAAAAACGGCTGTGCCTTGTTGCCACGCGTGTAATGCCAATTTCCCTTTGCGTCCTGATACACCCACGGTGTAGGCCGTCCGCCGCCGCCTTCGGCATAAATGCCGGTGCCTAATTCCACATACGCGCCGTACTCGGAATCCGTGCCGATGATCGCCGCCGGTTCCTGCTCATCTACCACATGGGTAATGCTGTTCCGCAGATTGCCAGTGTCAACGGGGCACAGCTTTTTCGCATATCCCTCTGCCACCAGACCGATCTTTTCCAGCCCGCGCAGCAGTGCCGCCTTAATCTCGGCAGAAATCTCTTTGCTGTTGTCGTGGGTCTCAATGTTCATATTACGCCTGTCTACTCTGTGTCTCCAGTATTTTCTTGGCAATTGTCGCCATCATGCGGTCGTTATCACATTCACCGTCAAAGTCATGCATTACGGGATCGCTTTCGTCATATGGTTCATGATGCTTTAAATACTCCAATAGCTCCTCACATTCTGTATCTGTCAAAATGTGTGCCATATTCTTCGCTCCTCTCTAAAAAACCTGCTATTTCCGCCACATATTCAATCGGCTTGTTTTCTTCTGCCAACCGCTTTAATCTCGTCTGCACTTCCGAAAAGTCTTTTAAAAATAAGAACCCGTCGTAATCATCCGTGCGTTGCAAGATGTAAATCGTTCCGTCATTCCCCACTGCTGACATCATCTGCATATTCAAATTTGCGGCAAATATCTGCAAATCTTTCGCGGAGAATATCAGGCTATCCGGGTGGCTATGGATCGAAATGTACGCCTCATTCGGTGATAGCAAGCAAATATGATTGCGCTCACCAACCGTGACCTCCGAGATCCTTTCCATCCGCATGTTGAATACCGCACCCACTTCTGTCCGAATGTCTTCCTGCTCCATTGCCTTGGTCAATATATCTTGATATGCCTCTTGCAATCGGTCCGCCATTTCCTTGGTAAAACCCCGCGGTACTATTTCAGGTACGCTATCTATTGTCGCTTGTGTAATTGGATCGGCTATAACTTTCCAGCTATCATTTGCTCTTATTATACTACTATGTGACGCAGTTTTAAAGTCTTTCCACTGCGCATATGTCATGTCAGATATAAGCCCGTCGCGTGTCCTACGCAGCCCGTCTGATGTATCTACACCATCCACCGCCGCAACCAGCGTACAACGGCAGTTATATATCTCCCACGGTGGCCCTTGTGGGTCGCCGGGGAAGCGACAACCATTAGAAAACTTCTTGTCCTGCGCCACTTGTTCGCCGTCAAGCATGGCATGAGAGTGGCGTGTACGCGAGTCCAGCGTAGCCAACCATTCTTTTTTGAGCTTTATTCCCATCTTTCCAGCCGCCGCGTAGCTGTCCATGCGTCCGGCGTTCTGCGCGCCAGTCACAGCTGTACGGGCGGTGCGGATGGCGGAATCGCGGCTCATGGTGGTAATCCGCTTTTGCAGGTCATCCGCCATGTGCTTGATGCTTTTGCCCTGCAAGATGGAGCTGGTCACGCTTGCCGTGATTTGCTTCTTGCCATACGCGAGGTCGATACCACGCTTTAAGGCGCGTTTCGGCGGGTAATATGGCATTAAATCCGGCTGCTCTACCATGAGCCGTTTGACCGTCTGCTCGTCCCACAGGTCAAAACCAACATTTCCCGCGACCTGCTCGATGGTGTACGCAGAATAGTTGCGGTTGAGAGAGTAGATACCCGGCGTAGCATCGTTGGTGTAGGACACCGCCACGGCGTTTGCGTCCGTGGCACGGCGCGCCACTTTGTCTTGCATGGCCTGATAGCGTTCCCCGCGCCCGATCTGGGTGAGCCGCCATTGCTTATAGTCGGCCTCCGTCCATTCCTTACCGTTCTGCTCGGTGCCGATCAGCGCCTTCATTTCCTCGTCGCGCTTTTCGAATTGCTCGAAATATGCGTCGATGGTCGCTTGCAGCTCTTTCCCTGCCTCGCGGTATAGCTTTGCAATGCGCCTTTCCAGTTTTTCAAGCTCCTTGTCGGTCAGCTTGTGGCCGAGGTCACTGTTCGCCATCGCCGTTCACCTCCGGCGCATCCGGTTCCGCAAAGCTCCGGTCAATCTCTTCTGCCGCCTTCCGCTTTGCCATGTCCTCGTACTGGTCAATGTCACCGTTGATCGTCAGCAGCTTCTTTGTGATGTATTCGTCATCGTAATACGCCGCGCCCAGAAGGATGTTCTGCGTTTCCTCGCTCTTGTTGATGATCTGATTGCGCGTATAACTCGGCTGGTCCTCAATGCCTGCCAGACGCAGGATTTCCACAATAAACCGCGTGACCTCGGATTCAAACTTGTCTGTTTTCAGATCCAGCGGCACATAGCTGGCCTTGATTGCCGTCGCCGTCTGGTTGCCGGCAGATACTGCCGCAGCGTCAAAGCACTGGAAATCCTCGTACAGCTTTTTCTTGAGCATATCAATGGTGCTACTGGTGCCCTCATAAGGAGCCTCGATGGTCTTGCTCTCCACCTTCGCACCGTCATCGCCGTTAGCGTGGGCAACATGGGTGGTTTTTAAGCGCTCCACAAATTTCGCATCGTCCAAATCGTCCATGCCGTTGCAGTTGGACAGCACCCAATAGATCAAATTGCCCTCGTCCACGTTGTTGACCATGTTGGAGGACGCAAGGTCGAGCGCGTCAATGGTGTTGCGCTTCCCAGCGATCTCGGAGAGACACCGCTTATTGTTTTTCAGCGGCACGATGGGAAAACTCGGATAGTTCCCGCCGTCGTAAATCTCTGTTTCGCCGACTTCGGCCTTGCGCTCGATCAGCTTATAGCTGCGCTTCGGCTGCATTACTTCCATGCTCTTGTTCTTCGGCTGGAAATACTCGGTAAATCCATCGATCTCGTACAGCGTCGCTCTCAACGGCTTATCCTGCGCCACCTGCCAGAACCGGATACCGGCTTTCATCGCGCCGTCTTCCTCATCGTAGAGGGGAACGAACTCAAGCAGGGAGAACACCCGCAAATGCGTTAAATCCCAAAAGCCAAAAGACACGCCCGCGATTTTCGCCTCACGCGCCGCATCCATGACTTCCTGATCGAAGTCCGGGCATAGCTTGTTCGGCGTTTCCTTCTCCGCAAAGGTTACGCCGTTACCCAGCAGATACGAGACCTCCTGATCCACCGCCAGACCGAAAAACCGGCTGGCAAGCTTGTGGTTTGCCGTCCACATATCCGTGTGGGCACGGCCCTGCATATCGTAGATGATCTTTTCATAGCGGTTAATGGTCGGATTCAGGCCATTGTAATATTCCTCAGCATCCGCCGCCGTCTTATATGCGTGGGATTCGCAGTGCTCGTTGATCGCGCTGCGGATAAACTCCATCCGCGCCTGCTCGTTGTCACCGACCGCTACAAGGTCGTTATATGTTTTGATACCCGCTCACCGTCCTATCTGTTCCAAAGTGGTGTATACTCGCGCCGATACGCCTTGTTCTTCAGGATCGTATAAGCAAAATACCGTGTTTCGTCCATCGCGTGGTCGTTTTCTTTGATCGGTCTGTCATCGGCGGATTTTTCGTCCCACCGATATAGCCCAAACTCGCGGATGCAGTCTTTGCAGCCACGATGCACCTTGAGAATGCCGTCCTGCAAAAATCGCGCCGTAGTCATAATGCCGTTGTTTACGTCGTTGTTGGCCTTTCGCACCATATAGCCCCGCCGCCGCAAAACCTCGATAAACGAGGCGGCAGACGGGTCAACGATGATGCTTTTGACGTCCGCCTCGCCGATGAGCTTTTTAATCTCGTCGGCGTATTCCTCGTCCGTCTTGTTCTTCTGGGTCTCACGCCCAGAATAGTAATACTCGCGGATGCGCGTGGCCGTCTTGCCGTCCCAGCGCCACAGCCCTGCGGAAAATGGGTTAAGCGTGCCGTAGTCGCAGGAAACATAATATTCTCCCTTTTCCGGAAGCTCGTCTACAATGCAGCTATCGCCAAACATGGGGTAAATCAGCCCCTCGGCCAGCACCCACAGTCCACGGATGTAACGATCATAAAACACGCCCGTAAACATCGACTGATACCGCTCCAGCGTTTTATGCGACAGCCCGGGGTTGTCCGTCATTTCAAAATGCAGATACAGCGCGTTCCGCTCTCGGTGTCGCTTGATCCACTCTGTGTAAAACCAATGCTGTGGGCTTCCGGGGTTGCAGGAAAACCACAGTTTTGCTCCGTCCACAGAGCAGCGGGTCAAGGCCTGTTCCACAAACGAGCGCGGCATCAGCACCACTTCGTCCAGTAGTACCCCCGCCAGCGTCCGGCCCTGGATCAGCGTATAGCTTGCCTCGTCCTTTCCACCGAACACTTCAAAGTAATTCGTCACGGCTCCGCGCCGCACCTCCATCACCTTGTCACCGCGCCGCCAGCGGATGATATAACGTTCCTTTGCAAGGCTCATCGCTGTGAACGGCACGATGATATTCTTGGTGCAGCTATCAACCGTGCGGCCACACACGCCGAAGCGCTGACCGCTGAAATTCTCCATCGCCCAGCGGACGAACGCCCACATCATGATAGAGGTCTTACCGGAACGCACAGCGCCGTCGCAGATAAGCGCGTCGTATTTGGAATACGGAAAGGCCAGGATTTTCTGCTGCTTTTCTGAAATCATAGGACGGCCTCATAACTCACGTGAAAAATCTCGCTCTTACATGGATAAATTTCTCCATTTACGCCCCGAATAATATAATCTCCGGCTTTAGCAATCATTGTCCCTTCAAGCGTCTTTATCTCGCACCATGCCGGATTCGGATAATGCTTGCCAAAGTCATGGGTAACAATTGTATTTTCCGAAACTGCATTCCAAAACCAATCTTCTCCGACAAGCCCTCTTGCGTTTAACTGAAATGCTTCAATAACAACCGGCTTTTTTCTATATTTACCCATCGCTCTCCAACCCTTCTGCCATTTCACGCAGACTCACACTCAATGCGTCATCCTGCGTGTTGTCAGTCGGCAAACCCAGCTCAACAATATCGCGCTGCCCAAGGTACTGTTTCCCCAGCCAAATAGCCATGCTTGCGTTCTTTGCCGCAAGCTGCCACTGGCTCCGACGCAGCGAAATTTTCCCCGCTCCTCGCTTTTGCCTAAATACCTCGGAAAAACTGGCATGATAGGTGCGTTTACACCAACTATCCAATGTTTTATCGGTCACATCAAACCAGCCGCAGATTTCCTCAAGCGTGCATTGCAGGCCGCAGAGGTTCTCGAACTGCTTCTGGTCTATTTCCTTTCTTGGCCTTGCCATACGCACCCTCCTTTCTCTGCTGGCGTTTAATAAACTTCTCCATGTCCCGCTTTAGGTGCGGGCTGCTTGTTTTTCCGATGATTGCCTGCGCCTCCTCAATCGTCATTCAGAAGCACCGCCTTTTCTCCGGTAAACTTTTCCCATCGATCAATAATGACATCGGCATACTTCGGGTCATACTCCATGCAGAAAGCGTGTCTGCCATTCTGCTCCGCTGCCATAATCGTTGTTCCAGATCCAGCGAACAGGTCGAGAACATTCTCACCCGGCTTACTGGAGCACTGCATCTGGTAATCAAACAGCTTAATCGGCTTCATGGTCGGATGCTCCGCAGACTTGACAGGCTTATCGAAATTCAGCACAGTTGTCTGCCTGCGGTTCTTGAAGAAGTAGTGCTTCTTGCCTTCCGTCCATCCGTATAGGCAAGGTTCGTGCGCTTCCTCTTCAATCTCGCTCTCACCATACAGGCAAGGCTCATGTTTCCACTGGAAATCCTGTCTCCCCATCACAAGGGAGTTCTTCACCCAGATCAGGCACTGCCTGACACGCAGCATCGCATCTCTGCACGCACCGCGAAAGTTATACCCTTCACTGTTGTCTGCGTGCCAGATGTAGAACGGAGCACCGGGCTTCATGACCATCGCCGCATTGGAGAATGCATCCGTCAGGAAACGCCTGAAGGCCGCATCCTCCATATTGTCGTTCTTAATCTTCCCGGCGGTGCCCTGATAGTCCACATTGTATGGGGGGTCTGTGAGCAGCAAATCCATTTGTGCCCTCCCCACGAGCTTCTGTACGTCTGTCAAAGATGTGCTGTCTCCGCACATAAGGCGATGGTCTCCAAGCTGGTACACATCGCCCAGTTTGCTCTTCGGCTCTGCCGGTAAAACAGGATCGTAGTTATCCTCTACCACTGACGTGTCGAGTTCATCACGCAGACCCCAATCAAAGTCAAAAGCAGACAAGTCAAGCCCCGGCAGCTCATCAGCCAGCAGGTCAAAGTCCCAATCGCTCTCGTTGCTCTTGTTATCTACCAGCCGCAGGGCGTTCACTTGCTCCGGTGTCAGATCGTCCACGCAGACACAGGGCACTTCTTCCATGCCCAATTTCTGAGCAGCCAACGCTCTGCAATGCCCAATGACGATAACTCCATCACGGTCAATCACAATCGGCTGCACAAAGCCGTATTGCTTGATGCTCTCCGCAACATTGTTGATTTGCCGTTTATCATTCTTTTTTGCGTTGCCGGCATACGGCACAATATCCGCAAGCCGCCGTTTTGTGATTTCCATGCTTTCCTCCTTGTTTGTCACCAGCCCCCACCCCTTGGCTACAGTAACAGTCTTTCCCCTCCCATGCGGACCTCTTGGGCCTCTCAAACATGGGCTACACACTTTTTTTGATATTTTCTATTGACAGAATGCATCGGATAGTATATGATTGACTTGTCCGATGCAGGAGGCGCTTGCATCGGTGGGAAATTCGATCCTATTTCCCGTGGATTGAAATGCTAAAAACAGTATGCTGGGGAAAAAGAGCGGAGCTTCCGCTCTTTTTTCTTTTTATTGTGCGGCATTGCAGTCCTGCCCTGCTTTAGCGCTTCAGGGAAAGTCCCCGTCACTCGCTGTGGTCTCCCCTTACGGGGCACCTATGCCGCATATGTCCCCTCTGGGTCACATCGTCGAGAGGTGCGAGGGGTCCTGTTGGTGCCGTGTGGGAGGTGCGACCTCCCGCCCCGGATCGTGGGGTGCAACGAGCGCACGGCATATAACAACAGCCCATAGGTTTCCCTACAGGCTGTTTGTGCCGGTATGACCTTTCGGTGCCGTAAGGTGCGCCCAATACCGGCGGCGCATAAGAAGGGAGGAAAAGTGATGATTGGGAAATCGCGTGGATGACCATGTCCTATCATCCACTGTACCTATTGTAGCACATCATTAAGTGGAATTTGTGCCATCTTTTGTGTAAAGACCACTGTATTTTGCCACATCCATCAAAAATTGCTCCTTCCTCCGACTGAATGTCCTCTCGCTGATCCCCGGGATCACGATCCGATTACGGGCATACTTGTGCTTACCTTGGCAGTTGCGCATAATGCCATATATTAGCTGCCGCCGGATTGTATCGCTGCCGATATCTCTGCCGCAGCGGTCTATAGCGTATTCCACCGCCAGCATCTTCTGCGTCTCCGGCCATCGCTCTATGGCTGCAAGCTGCTCCGCCTTACTCTCGGCAGGCCTACCAGCGCCCGATCCAGTTGGCATGCCCTCTGTGGCGCTATGCGTCCCGTCCAAGATCTCCGCCCGGGCCTCGCGATACGCCCGCACCCGGCGCGGATATCCACGCACATAAGCAATGCACTCCAACCGCACATCATAAGGCAGCGTCGCCTTTTTGCTCATTTGCCCTCCTTTACTCCGCACTGTTCACCAGCTTATATTCACCATGCAGAGCCTTTTCGATGTCCGCCATCTTTACATAGCCGTTGTTTTTGGCCTCCACCAGCTCCACAAGGCACTGCTGTAAGTATTCCAGACTGCGGGTGTCGTGCTCGTCCGCCGTCTCCTCCCGCACATGGAATCCGCACTTGTCCAGCAGCACACAGGAAACATTATCCATACATTGCTTGGTGCCATCCAGACGGCCCAGTTCGTAGGCCTTAGCCGGATTATTTGGCACCGGTCTGCCGTTTGCCCTTTTGAGCATCGATATTACCCCTTTCCTCGTATTTGCATACGCCCGGATTATCAGCCACAGGGCAATAATCCGCGCACATCGGGCAATCTGCGTTTACGCAAACCTCGTCTTGCATCCACTTGCATTCATCATTCATTGCCGTCACCGTCCTCCAGATATTCGCACCACGGAACACACACCACATCTGATAGTAATACGGGGCATTCCAGTTCGTTAGGGCAAGTGCAAATTAACATTCCGCACCGTCCTTCCGTTCTCCGTAGGAGCAGAAATCGTCAGCCTTTACATACGGCAAACCACCAGCAAAATCACATCCGCACTCGAACTCATCAGGCTTGTAATATTTGCACTCCTGGCACCGCACCACCGGAGCCACATCAGCGGCGGGAGCATCGCTTACTTCCCGCAACACTTTGGCGGCCTGCAAGTATGGGATTTCCTGTGGGCTCTCCGAGAACACGTCTTTGGTGTAAACAGCACCGTGATAACGCTTCGTGTTTTCGATTGCCCTCGCACCGGCGTTCATGGCAAGCATGAGTTCTTCCGTGCGCTCGATGTATTCAGCCATTGTCGTCCTCCTGTTCTTCCTCCCCGTTTGATACAGCCGCGCCCTCGTTTTCTTCAACACAGCAATCTGTGCATACGCACTCTCCGTTTGGCAAGCCGTAGCACTTTTCGCCCGTTTCGATGCGCTTTCCGCAAAATGCGCAGTAATCCCACAGCCGGCTCATTTCATCGCCTCCACATAGCACCAGCTTTGCGGTGCTTTAGTAATCGCCGCTGGAATCATGCAATTTTCATCATAGATACAGGCTGTGCTTTCGTACCCGCTTTTGCTGCATGATTTGCATTTTTTCCAAGTGTGAAATTCTATCAGTTCCTTCGGCGTATCGTAGATTTTCAGGTTGGAGATATGCCAGCCGTAGCCCTGGTAATATCCAAGATAGCCGTGCAACTCATCGTCTGTCATAGCCACACACAGGCCACACTTTTCTTCGGCAGCTTGCTTGTAAACGGATAGGCCACCGGCCTTAAAAAGAAAATCCGTACTATCCTTGTCAATCTTGTAAATCCGGTCACAGGTAAACTCCCCGATGACCTTGCCGCCGCCGTAAAACTGTGGCCTTGGATAGTCCGTCGCAATAAAGTCCTCATGCGGATATTTTTGCAGCGTGCAGTAGATATAGCACTTAAACGGCGTATCCAGCTTCGGACGGGTCTTTCGCACCTCGATCGTCTTTTCACCGCTTATAATCTTTTCGCACCACTTCGGGCGGATGCTCAGCATAACAGCTTTACTCATTTCTCCATCGCCTCCTGTTGCTCAAAATAGAACTTAACCGGGTGTGCTTGCTCTGCAATCTCGCCGTACACAATTCCGACCTTGTAGATATAGTTCTCGCGCAACTTTCGCGGGATTTCTGCGATGTAACGTCTAAACGTTTCAAGCGAATTTGCCCTCTTGTAGTGGTTGCACATACGACAGGCTGGCATGAGGTTGTCAAGGTCATCTGTTCCAGCGTCCTCAATCCCCCATGCCCTCAATGGGAGAAAATGGTCTACCTGCATATCCTTGTAAGCGATTTCGCGCCCACAATACGCGCAATGGCCGTTATACTTTCGATAGACTGCTTCGCGCTTTGATTTGCTAATTGCCATCCTTCATCGCCTCCAATGCTTTCTCCGCCTCTTCGCTTACCGCAGTAATTCTCCCCTGTTTTACCAGATCACAGAACACATTGTAACCCATGTAAAACACAATTCCGCAACTGCTGCAATAGCGAATTGCAAGATCTACATCCTTCATAAGTCGCAGACTGTCGATGTTTTCCTTGCATAGCAAAGTGCGCCCACTGGTAAATGGCAGCACTACCACGCGTCCCTCCTTGTCGGCCTCCTCCAGCTCCCGCAGGCGGCCGATGCCGCCACACTCTCCGATCACCGTGCAAAGGTCGCTCCAATCTTTTTGAAGTGCGGTCACTTCCTCCGGCCCCAGCCCCGTGTCCAAATATTCCCGCAACATCGGGCAGTGGGCAGCCGGTACCGCCGTGCAGAATCCCCCGACAGCAGTGCAGTTCCCGTTATCCTTATGGCGAAGATCGCAGCGAATACAATTCACTGGTTTCATGTCACTCCACCTCCTGCAACGACTGCACAGCTATTGCTACTGCCTCTGACATCCCATCACTGGGAGGCCACCCATATTTGTCACACAAGGTAGAGTAGTCTGCATACAACTGCACTAACATAGCAGCAGCTTCTTGCTTTGTCATTTCACTCCCCCCTCATGCATCCAGAACTCACGACGACATGCACCACAATCCGTTGAACAAAGGCACCTGTACTTTTCAGATACATCACCACCCACAAAGGATGGACAAATACGAAGAACACCGTCTTTATCCAGTACAGCATTAGGATACTGCTCCAGAAACATATCCTGCCTGGTCTTACGAGGGTTTTCTTTACTCCACCGCTCTACTATAGAAACGATGGTAGGATTTTGCTGAATTT